GTACTGCCGGAGGCACAAATGACATGGGATTTTCAGCACTGGTCACTCGTGAAGTTGTGTATGAATTATGCAATGTAACAAGTGAGTTGGAAGCTCCAGATGTCACTATACCATTGAGTGAAGTATGTACGCCAAGGTGTCAAATGGGAGAAGTTCCGTATGAACATATTGGTGTATTGAATAAATCATGGATGATGACAGGTATGGTGAAAACTATGCTTCGTGAATCACCAATTCATGATATGGTGACTGTGCACAAGACTGCTCCGGCTCGTCTTAAACCTTTGGTGGTGAATGGAAAACGAATATCACCTATGGTTGAAGGATTAGCTGGAGCTTTTGATGCAAACACTCCAATGGATAATGTCTTGTTGGCTGAATGCACACGATGTGTTGCTGAGATGATTGCAACTCATATTAAGGATGAAGATCTAGGTGTGCTAACAGAGGATGAGGCAGTGAATGGAATTCCTGGGGAAGAATTTGTTGATGCTCTCAACATGGGTTCTTCTCCTGGATTTCCGTTGTCAAAGTTGTCTCCAGGATCTGGAAAGAGACATTTGTTTGAAGGAGAACTACCTAATGCACAGGTGGGAAATGGCTTATTGAGAACTGAATTGAGTAAAATTGATTCGGCTCTTGATAAACACCAAATCCCTGAGGTGTATTTTGTATGTACTCTGAAAGATGAACGTCGATCTCTTGAGAAAGTGGCAACAGGAAAGACGCGGGTGTTTGCAGCTTCAAATGTGGCCCATGTGATTAGATTTCGGCAGTATTTCTTACGTTTTGCTGCTGCATTTATGAAACATCGGCGACAGTTGGAGCATGCAATTGGAATTGATGTATATTCCTTGGAATGGGAAATGCTTCTGTCTTCTATGAAGGTTCATGGCTCAAAGTGGATGGCACTTGACTTCAAGTCTTTTGACAAGACCATATCTAGTCAGATGATGTGGTCTGTGTTTTCAGTCGTGAAGCAGGTGTATGAAATTTTGGGTCTTGAGTGTTCGTATAAGATGGAGGCATTGTTTGCTTGTGTTGCTGAACCTCGTTATATTATATATAATGATGTTTGGCAGATGAGTAGA